GGTGGCGGTGGCGGTGCAAGTCAAGGGCCTGGCTTTGGCGGCGGATTAAACGCGCTTACAACATTTGGTAACGCTGAACGTATTGCGGCGCGTACTGGCGGCAATGTAACAATTAACGTGTCTGGCGGTATCTCAACCAGCGCCGAAATAGGCAAATCTGTTGTTGACGCAATAAATCAATACACACAGGTCTACGGCCCTGTGCGCTTCGCAGAGTTTTAGTTATGCCTGGCTCAACTGTTATCACTGGCGGCACATACCTTTTAGAGTTGTCTAGCGGTTATGACGGCGAAGCATTTTATTTGGATGACTCAACACTTAACGGCCCAGATGTGCTTGACGGTAACGGCGAGGATTACAACGACATTACAGACGTGGTGCAAAACATTACGATCAGTCGAGGCCGTCATAAACCGTTAGATGTGTTTGGGCCGGGCACAATGTCTGTGTCAATTAGCGTGCCAGTAGGCAACCGTGATTATGACCCGTTAAACACATCTAGCGTTTATTACAATACGTTTACAGAACAACCGGGTTTAGCGCCATTGAGGCCAATCAGGTTAAGCCGCAACGGTGAATACTTGTTTACAGGCGTAGTAACTACGTTTAACCAGACTTACAACATGGCTGGAATGACCACCTACAGCATTGCGGCAGCCGACAACACCTATGTGCTGTCACAAGGTTTTGTGCCTGAAACGGCCACTACTAGCCAAACCTCATCAGCGCGCATTACGGCCGTTTTAAGCGCTGCTAACTACACAGGCGCTACAAGCCTCACAGCCTCGCCTACAGCAACGCTAGGCGCTTACACCATCCCTAGTGGCACAAACGTAAACGCCTACATAAACCGCATACAACAGGCTGAGCAGGGCCGTATTTTCTGTGATCGAGAAAACGTGTTGACCGCGCAACCGCGCATAGGCACAACACTGGCCGCGCCTACAGCCACGTTTGATGACACCGGCACAGCGATACCTTATGACACTGTGCTCGTAGAGTTTGACCAACAGACTGTAATTAACAATGCCAACATCACTATTGAGTCTGGTGGCACGCTACAAAACTCAAATAACCCTGCCTCAATTGCACAGTACTTTACGCAAACAGAAGCAATCACAGACAGCCTGCTCTCAACCAACGCGCAAGCTGCCACACTGGCCAGTTACCTGCTTTATCCAATACCACGCCCACGTTTCACCAGTGTCTCAACCACATTTGCCAGCCTGACCGATGCCCAAAAAACGGCGCTAGCACCTATTGAGATTGGTCAAACGGTGTCAATTACTAAGACGTTTACATCTGGCACACCGCTAAGTGTCAACCAAGACTTAAGCGTTGAGGGCATAGATCACGTCATTGACATGAACACAGGCCACCGCATGACCTTGTGGACATCGCCTACCGTCATCCTTGATCAGTTTATTTTGGATGACATTACGTTTGGTGTGCTATCTACCACGAACGCGCTCGGTTAGGATAAAGTACCGCTATGCCATTGACCACGTACACCGCAGGCGAAGTCTTGACCGCCGCGTCACTTAACGCAAACTTCTCTTTTGCATCTACTAACGGCGGTGTCGTGCAAGTTAAGAACGCTGGCAAGGCAACTGCGTTTTCTACAACATCAGCAACATTTGTTGATGTCACAGACTTAACTATCAGCATTACACCAACAGTAAACACAAACAAAATTTTAGTAATTATGACAGTTCAATTATCCAATACTGGCGGTGACGGTTTGGCAAGGCTGATGCGTGACTCAACCGCTATTGGCGTCTCAACTGTTGGAAGCGTGCAAAACGGAGTCGGTTTGGCTTTTGCAAGTTCGTACAATTTGGACACTATTGCACTTGCTTTTCTTGATAGCCCTGCAACCACATCGGCTACTACTTACAAAGTGCAGGCAGTAGCGAACGGTGGCACTTCTTACATAAACCGCAGACCAGCAGACACCGCCTACGGCGGTTTTTCTAGCATCACAGTTATGGAAGTATTGCCATGATCGACTACTCAGCAATTTTGACAGCAAACTATGTTGGCAAAGAATGGTCAATTGACAGCAACGATTACAGCAGTTTGCAGTGGTACAGCGCCGGCACAGCACCGACACAAGCCGAATTAGACGCACAATGGCCAACAGTGGACTACAACAACCAAGTGCTAGCAGTGGAAACAACACGCCGCACACAATACGAATCACAATCAGATGGCATTTATTTTGCTTGGCAACGCGGTGACGCAACAGAAGTTGAGTGGCGCACAGCAGTTGCAAAGGTAAAAAGTGAAAACCCGTACCCACCTAACCCTGCTGGCTAGTTTTGTGCTTGCACTTGTCCTGACCGCTTGCGAAACAACACGTACGAACGCAGGCAAAAAAACTGTACGCAACACGGCTCTACCTACACAATGCGAAACGATAAGGCAGTGCGACAATGACTAGAAACAAAGCAGAAATAGAAGTTTTACACGCACGCATGATCGTGTTTGTTGGCTGCACAATTGCAGTTACATTCGCAATCACAGTTATTGGTTTTGTTTACGGCCTGCTATTTGTAACCCAACCGTTAGAACAATCGCCAAATGACGCGCAGTTCATTGACTTGCTATCTACGTTGACTGTGTTTATGACCGGCACGTTGTCTGGTCTAGTTGCCGCTAACGGACTTAAGAGAAAACCTGCTGATGGCAGTACTACCAGCCAACCCTAAAGTCATCGGCTCTAAGCCATACACAGGTAACAGTGACGGTGCAGCTGCAGGCCCACGTGCAGGCATGGATGAATGGATACGTCAAGCCATAAAGCATGGCGGTGGCGCGTTCTGGAATAACGGCTCATACGGCGTTAGACCGAAAAGGGGTTCTGAGTCATTAAGTGTTCATGCCACTGGTCGAGCAGTTGACTTGTCGTACAGACCATCAGAAAAACACCCAGACGCAAACCGTAAAGCAACTATTGCGTTTATCAACATTGTGTTAGCCAACGCAAACGAGTTGGGTGTTGAGTGTGTGCTCGATTATTTCCCTAAAGCGTTTGGGCGCGGCTGGCGTTGTGATCGTCAAGCGTGGAAGTCGTACAGCAAACCAGAGATACACGGCGCGCCGGGTGGCGATTGGTTACACATTGAGATAAACCCACAGATGGCAGACGCACCAAACCTTGTAAAACAAGCGTTTCAGAGGGTATTCACCGAACTGCCACAGTAATGCCCTATGGTGGAAACACCGACGATAGGAGATGCAATGGCAGACGCTAAAACATACGTATACGAGGTTTACACCACGCACCTAGACAGTAGCCAGATGGTGCTTGTTCAGATATTCCGTGACCCCACAACAGACAAAGTGCTGCACGCGCAAATTGCGTTTAAGGACGCTCAAGGCGATAGTTGGCAGACCCCTTACCAATTGGAGAAAAAATGACGTTTATAACACTCAAAATAGGCGCATGGATGATTACAGGCTTAGCGGCGTTTACGTTGCTCTGGGGGGCTAGTGAAGCGCCTGAGAGGCAACTACAGCCCGGTGAGCAGATCACGACAACCCTAATAAGCATTGTGCCCACGTTGCCAGAGACAACTACGACAACTACGACTGTGCCTAAAGGTTGCGCACAATACGTGGCTGATGCCATTACGGCTGGCTGGCCTGCAGACCAAGCACCAATGCTGGCACGCGTAATGTTTCGTGAATCGCGCTGTAATCCGCTGGCATTTAATGCACAAGACAGCAACAACGGCAGTCGAGGTCTAATGCAAATGAACGGCACACACCAAGAATGGCTAATTAAACTTGGCTACATCACAACGCTAGATGACCTGTTTAAGCCAGAGGTCAACCTTGCGGCATCCGCACACCTGTTTAGTATGGTCGGCTGGTCAGCGTGGGCAAGTACACATGGCTGACATCCCATATCCCGATAGTGGCATCAGCCAAGAAACAAGAGAAACAATGTATCCCGAAACTTACAGCGACAAATACAACAAAGTGTTTAAGACGTTTATTGATGACATCTTTAGACCAAACCACGTGCCAAAACCTGAACAGCCAGACCACAGCATTTTGCTAGACGAGCTGGTGTTGATGTATGACGCACACATGACCATAGGCGGTGAGCAAAACAGATTTAACGCCTCAGTGCTTAAAGCGGCCATAAATGTTATACGCGCCCTGTAAAGCGTGCGGTCTAACAATGCACGGCACTCGATACCGGCACAACCCTGAAAAGATTATGTGGTTACATCCCAGCCTAAAAGCGTGTAGTAAGGTAAAACCAATAAACCCGACTAAAAGAAAGAACCCGACATGAATGATCAGTTAGAAATGTTTACAACAACATTGGGATTGGCTGGCGAGAAAACGCGTGTAGCGCTTGATCATCCAAGTGTGGCTGTGTCACGCAATGCACCGGACACGTCACGCGCAGCTGCAGAGCAAGCCAAACCGCACGCAGGCAAACAACGCGAACTGGTGCATTTTTGGATTAAATGGGCAGGCCGCACAGAGGCTAAAGGCATGACCGCAGACGAAATAAGCGTGCTACTAGAACTACCTGCACAGTCTGTGTCAGCGCGCATAAACGGTCTGCATCGAGACGCGTACATTGTTGACAGTGGTATCAGGCGTAAAACACGGTACGGCCGTAACGCAATAGTTTGGGTGGCTTGCTAATGGCATTTGACTTATCAAACTATGTAGATGTGCCAGCGCGCTTACGCATGGCATTAGAGCAATACCCAAACATGAGCGTGCTAGAGCATCCAGTGCAAGTACGTGAGGTTGACGGCAAAACATACATTGAGGTGACAATTGAGGTGCACTGCAACGATGACGCAGACCGCCGTGCAACCGCATCAGCATGGGAAATACACCCGGGGCACACGCCTTACACCAAAGAGTCAGAAATGATGAACTCAAGCACCAGCGCGTTAGGTCGAGCGTTAGGTTTCTTAGGGTTTGGTATTGCCAAGTCAATTGCATCACAAGACGAAGTGCGAGCGCGTCAGGAATACACCGACAAAGTAAAAGAGGCAAACCAGTCAGACACACACGGCAGCGCAACAGCAAAACAGATTGGTTTCTTAAAAAGCCTTGCACGCGGTAAAGGCTGGGATGATCTGCAGCTGCTTGACTACATACACAGAGCGCTAAATGTAGATGACGTGGTTGTTGAGACATTAACTAGCGGTCAATGCCGCGTGATCATAGACGGGCTAAAGAAATGAGCCGGCACGTATGGTTGGCGCTGGCGTTAACAGTCTTATGCGCTGCGTTAATGGTCAGGTCTGATAAGAAGTAAAACCAACACAATTGGCTAGTAGCGAATACCTAAGCCTGTCGCAGGGCGGTTGGATGATCTGCGGTAACGCAGTTAGACCAGCGCGCACAAAACCTGCTACACGAAAGGCAATGTGCCAAGCGTTGGAGCGACTCGTAAACATAATCGAGTGATGTGCAAGGTAATCGGATTGAGGCAGCCCGATGGGTAGAGCAACATCACTTTGTCTAGCATCACATACCAGATGACATACACTTAACAAACCGACACAAAGGCAAACCCGATATGCAACAACAACAACAGCAAACGAGAGCAAGCCGCTTGCGGCGCGGTAGCAATGGGTAAACACACAAAACCCAGACGCAACAAAACAACCAAACAATACGGTTGCCAGCGTTGCGGTAAGCAAATGACACTTGTTGGCTCTGGCCGACCAATTAAATACTGCTCAACTAAATGTCGGTACGACAACGTTTACATTGCAAAACCAAGAATAAAAGCAAAAGGAACAACTATGTCAAGAGGTAAAGAAATTGTGTTAAAAGACAAATTGTTACGTGGTGAATGTGTATTACATCCCACATATCATCAAGGCAGACGCAAATTTGTCACATTGGAAAATCATCGAATGTTTGCTTACGACCACATTGACCGATCAATCAAACACGGCACAATAGCAAAACTTGTTGACTCATCACCACAAAAGTTAGAAACCGAATTGCTTAAATGCCAATTGGTATGTCATAACTGCCATGCAATGAAAACATACGAAGATCAAGATTGGCATCAACACGGTAAAGAATGGAACGAACAACCCGGGCTGTTTGACGATGAGTAAAGAACACCAATCAAGTGAATACAGACGCAACAGAACAGTCATATTGCAAGGCAACCCAACCTGCAATTACTGTGGCAAACCAGCAGACACAGTAGATCACATCGTTGCCATTATGAATGGCGGCGGCCACGAACTGGACAACCTGCAACCGTGTTGCTCACGTTGCAACAACCGCAAAGGCAAGCGAGACATACAGGTACGCAATACCACCACAACCCACGCAAGGGCAGAGGCAATGCGAAACCATGCAATACCAATTGCAAAAACAGAACCGTTTTTTACACAATCCAAATCCTTCCCCCCGACCCAAGTCTTGTCTATCCCAACCAGCCCTAACCAGCCAGTACCGGCAGGGATTGGTCATGCACAGCCAAGATTGCAAACATCGAGGCCCGATCATGTGGGATCGTTTGCGCCGCAAGTTAGGGAATGGGCCAGCGAGCATCTAAATGTTGAGTTGATGGATTGGCAGTACACCGCGCTTGACGGTCAGCTGCTTTATGACAAAAACTTTGAGTTAGTTAACCGTGTGAGCCTTGTTTCTACGGCGCGCCAGTGCGGTAAAACCACTGCGCTAATGGCGCTCGTTGGCTGGTGGCTTACAGAGATGCCAAAGATACGTGGCAAAAAACAGACTGTTTTATCTACAGCGCACAGGCTCGATCTGGCCGTCATGTTGTTTGACGAATTATCGCCTATTTTAGAACAGCGTTTTAACGCAACCCTAATGAAATCATATGGGCGTAACAGAGTAACGATGCCTGACGGCTCAACGTGGTTGGTGCGCGCAGCAAACAATTCTGTAGGTCACGGCACTAGCCCATCGATGGTGGTGGCTGATGAAATGTGGGACATATCACGGGAAGTTATAGACGGGGGTCTCCTGCCTGCCCAGCGCGCACAAGTTTCGCCGTTGTTGTCTATGTGGTCAACGGCTGGCACAGAGGCAAGCACAGCCATGTTGCGCTGGCGCGAGCAGGGTTTGCGCGCTATTGACACAGGAAAAAACGCATCGTTTTATTTTGCCGAGTGGTCACCGCCGCCAGACATAAACCCGATGACACCAGAGGCATGGGTGTATGGCAACCCAGCGCTAGGCATAACCCTGACGGAAGCCACGTTGCTGGCAGAGTCGGAGAACCCTGATCGAGCCGCGTTTCTGCGCGCCAGTTGCAACCTTTGGGTTGCGTCCGACAAGTCATGGATACAGCCGGGCCAATGGCCAGCCTTGCAGTACGAGGGCGAGATACCTGACGGCGGCACAGTAGCAATTGAGACCAGCCTTGATGACACACGCTATTTTGCGGTGCGTTGCGTGGCTCTACCTGATCGCCGAACTGTGGCAACAGTCGAGTTTGTAGCAGACACATTTAGCGAAATGTTGAGCCACGTAGAGCGCCTGTGCGCTAACCCACAGATCAAGTTTGCGATCACGCCAACCGTTGACAACCACTGGCCGCTATCTC